CGGAACAACCCGCTCACCGCCGTGCCCGACGCGCGATTGATCCAACTGAACAACGAACCCGTGTTCGCCCCCGATCATCTCGACGAGCTGCGGCAGTTCACGAGCGTGCTTTCGGCCACCTATCGGGTCTGGAGGTAATCGCGCATGGCCACCGTGGGATTCAACAAGAAGCAGCTCTTCTTCGACCGGCAGATTGTCATCGACGCCGTCGGTCGGGCGAGCGCCAAGGACCTTTCGAAGGCCGGGAGTTTCATTCGCCGCTCGGCCCGTTCGTCGCTGCGACGCCGCAAGAAGGTAGCGCCGCCCGGCGAACCGCCCAGCGTCCACAGCCAGGACCGCGTGGCGACGCTCAAGAACATCTGGTTCGTGTTCGATCCGGGTCAGCGATCCGTGGTCATCGGCCCGCTGAAACTCAACGGCTCGAAGCTCCAGGGGAGCAATCGCGCCACCGTGCCGTCGCTACACGAACTGGGTGGCGCGGCCGTGGTCACCAGCCGCAAACGAAAACGCCGTGCGAAGTACGCCCGGCGACCATTCATGGGACCCGCGATGGAGCGTGAGCTGCCGAAGTTCGCCGGGCTGTGGGCCAATTCCGTCAAGTAATAAGGAGAACCTTTCATGGCAGTCAAACTCGGGCTCGATGCCAAACTGTTTCGGAACACGGGGACGTACGGCTCCCCAACCTGGAACGAGATCAAGAACGTCAAGGATGTCACGCTCAACCTGGAAGCGGGTGAAGCGGACGTCACGACGCGCGGCAACAACGGCTGGCGAGCCACGGTCGCGACGCTCAAGGACGGCTCGATTGAGTTCGAGATGGTCTGGGACTCGGCCGACGACGACTTCACGGCGATCCGCGACGCCTTCCTCAACAAGACGGCGCTCGAAATGGCCGTGATGGACGGCGACGTCTTGACCGCTGGTTCGCAGGGTTTGCGGGCCAGCTTCATGATCACGAGCTTCAGCCGCAATGAGCCGCTTGAGGAAGCGATTACGGTGAGCGTCACGGCCAAGCCGACCTACTCGGCCAATCCGCCGTCTTGGATGACCGTGCCCTAAGCGCTCTCGGAGGGAACATGAAGACGTTTACCGACAACGCCGGCCGCACGTGGACGGTGCAAGTCAACGTAGCGGCGATCAAGCGTGTGCGTGGCCTTGTGGGGATCGACCTCAACAAACTGGTCGGCGACGGCTTTCAGGCGCTCGCCAATCTGGTGAGCGATCCGGTGCAGCTGGCCGACGTGCTGTACTGCCTGGTGAAGGACGAAGCGGACGCCAAACAAGTCACCGACGAGGAATTTGGCCGAGGCCTGGCGGGCGACGCCATCATGCTGGCGGCCGACGCGTTCGTGGAGGAACTGATCGATTTTTTCCCCGATGCCCGCGCGAGGGCGGGCCTAAGAAAGGTGATCGAGGCGGGGCGGAAGGTGCGGCTCCGGCTGCTGACGCACGCCGAAACGCTGCTGGAGCGGATCGATCCGGAGATCGAAGCGAGCAAATTGATCGCCTCGTTTGGCAGCTCGCCGGCGTCCTCGGACTCGACCCCGGCCCCTTCACCCTCCGAGAACTGATCACGATGGGCGAGGCCCGCAGCCAGCAGGCCTGGGCCCAGACGTCCAGCGTCTTGGCCCTGATCGCCAACCTTCATCGCGACCCCAAGAAGACGCGGGCTTATAAACCGGCGGACTTCAACCCGCACATGCGAAAGACACCGGTGACGATTGAAAAGGTGGAGATCCGCATCCTGAAACAGGTGTTCGTAGACCAATAGCGACGTGATGGATCACAAACCGCCACAACATCCCGCGCACTCGAAACGCCAGCGACTCAAGGAAATCGTTGAGCGATTGGGGCCGCGCGCTACCCCGGCGCAGATTCGTGAGGAAGCGTATCGCGTGGGCTTTGGACCGATCAATGGCCATATGTTGATTTCCGCGCGCAATGAGTTGTGGCCTGACCGAGTGAAGCATGGGGGAGGTCGCACTGAGGCCTCGGAGACGGTTTTTTGCTTGCCGTTGTCCGCCGACTCTGTCGCACGTTGTCCGTTATGTGCGTCCCATCTTCTGCGCATTCGAGCCGTGTATAGGCTGGCGGATGAGAACATCGTGAGAGGCCGAATCTGCAAATCCTGCGGCCATGCCTTTCGAACGGTCGAGCCAGACAGTGGTCAATGCGTTCACCCCCGGCGCCTTCTGGCGAAGGTGGCAATCGAGAAGGAATGTTCCAAGTGCAAGCGAGTGCTTCCGGTCGCATATTTCAGCAAGAAGGCGAACGATGTAGACCTTTATCGTTCCAGTTGCAAAGAGTGCCAGAACAAAATGCGAGCAGAGGCCAATTGGAAGACAATTCTCACAAGACACGGGCTGACGGCTCACGACTTTCAGGCAATGTTCGATGCGCAAGGTGGAAGGTGCGGCATTTGTCGAGCGAACGGTTGTGACGTGGGACGCAAGGGGCACTCGCCGTACCGCTTCTTGCGGATCGACCATTGTCATAGGACCGGCAAGGTTCGTGGCCTTCTCTGCGACAAGTGCAATTTGGGCATTGGCAATTTCAACGAGGACCCACAATGGCTAGAGGTTGCCGCGGCCTACCTGCGGCGACATCAGCAAGAAACTCCCAATGATCCTGCATAGGTAGAAAGGAGGTCCTCATCATGGCTGCAAGTGCAAGTGGCATCCGTGCTGGGGCGGCATTTCGTCGAGCTGTACACAAAGGACAGCCGACTCGTGAAGGGTCTGCAGGCGGCGGAGAAAAAGCTGCAAGCCTTCGGCGCTGGGATCGCCTCGATCGGTACCAAGCTCGCGGGACTCGGGGCGGGCGTCGTCACGCCGCTGCTGGGCGCTGCCAAGGTGTTTGCCGATATGGGCAGCGACCTGGCCGACATGAGCCAGCGGACTGGCGTCTCGGTGGAAGCCTTATCGGAGCTGGGGTTCGCCGCCGAACAGTCGGGTGCCGACATCGAAACGCTCGAAGGCGGCCTGCGCAAAATGCAAAAGCAGGTGGTGGAGGCGGCCAGTGGTTCCGAGTCGGCGCGCGAGGCCCTCGGCAAGTTGGGCCTCACCGTGGACGACCTGTCCAAGCTGTCGCCCGACCAGCAATTCAAGCTCATTGGCGACCGCCTGTCGCAAATTCAGAATCCGACGCTCAAGGCGGCGCTGGCGATGGAAGTCTTCGGCAAGTCGGGCACGAAGCTGCTGCCGCTGTTCGCCAATGGTGCCCGTGGTATCGAAGAACTCCAGCAGCAGGCCCGTGACCTCGGCCTGATGATGTCAACGGACGACGCCCAGGCCGCCGAGGCGTTTGGCGACACGCTCGATGTCTTGTGGAAGGTGCTCAAGAAAACCGTATTCACAATCGGTTCGGCGCTGGCACCGTTGCTCACGGAAGTCGCCGAAGGTTTTACGCGGGTCGTGGTGACTGTCTCGAACTGGATCAAGGAGAGCAAAGACCTGGTGGTGATGGTCTTCAAGATCGCCGCCACCGCGATTGCCGCCGGCGGAGCGCTGGTGGTGTTGGGAACGGCGATCTCTGGAGTCGGGGCGGCCCTCGGTGCGATTGCCACCGTGGCCACAGGCATCGGTTCGGCGATCGCCACGCTCGGCTCGATCATCGCCGCGATCCTCTCGCCGATCGGCCTTGTGATTGCTGGCATCGTGGCGCTGGCCGGATATCTGCTCTATGTCACGGGCGTCGGTGAGCAATCGCTCAATTGGCTGGCCGGGGTGTTCATCGATCTCAAGAACGATGCACTGGCCGCGTTCCGGGGAATCTCGGATGCGCTGGCCGCCGGCGACATCGGCCTGGCCGCCAAGGTGCTGTGGCTGACGCTCAAGATGGAATGGCAGAAGGGCGTCAACTGGCTGCAGGAGAAATGGATCGGCTTCAAGGAGTTCTTCTTGTCGGTCTGGACCGAGGCCGTGTTTGGCCTGTCGCGGATCATGACCAACGCCTGGGCCGGGCTGCAATCGTTCTGGACGGAGACCGTGGCCGCGATGTCGACGGCCTGGACCGTGTTTTCCAGCGGGGCCGTCTCGGCGTGGAAA